CAGGCGCGAGGCAACATGCAACTTGAGCAAGTTAAACAAGCTGGGCAGATGGAAGCTAACAATGCTTCTCAGTTAGAGCAGTATTTAAGAGGTACAAAATAATTCAGAAAACCTTTTTTTCTTAAATTAGAGTCCGTTAAGTAAACCTGTTAACTAAACTAGCAATGATAGGAAACTGAGCATGCGGGAAGCACAAACAGAAGTAACAATAGAAGACATACAGATTCAGTTAGAAGATGCGCGGACAATCATTCGTGAAGCAGATGCGCTAGAAAGACTATTTCATAATCCCGACTTCAATACAGTTATTCGAGATGGCTACTTTAAAAACGAGCCAGCTCGACTTGTTGAAATGAAAGGCACTCCTGCTATGTCTAGTGAGGTAAACCAACAAGCCATCATCAAACAGATGGACGGCATTGGTTCTTTACAACAGTACTTTAATGCTCGTTTTTTAACGGGTGATATGGCTAGAGACGCCATACGAGATGGTGAACTACAGATAGATGAAATGAATGAGGAAAATCACTAATGGCCGGCGAAGCTGCTGAAGCAGAGCAGGATGTTTTTAATTTGTCAGACGAAGATTTTGCTGCACGCAGCAATGATCTCCTCATTGGTGTTGATAATGAACAAGAAGGTGAGCTTGAAGAGGTGGCATTAGAGCCTGAAGAGGTTCCCGTCACAGACGATATACAAGAGGAAAATGAGGAAGAAGTTGATCAAGAAGATTCGGGCTCTGAGGAGACTGATGAGGATGCGCCAGACGAAGAAGCCGAAGAAAGTGAGCCGGATCAAAATTTGGAAGGAAACGCCGAGGATGAGGGCGAGCCGGATACGGGCGAAGCTGATGAATCCGCCATTAACTATAAGCAAGAGTACGAAAACCTCTTAGCAACATTCAAAGCTAATGGTAAAGATATGAAAGTCGACAGCGTCGAAGACGCACGTCGACTTATGCAAATGGGCGCTAACTACAACAAAAAGATGTCGGGCCTTAAGCCGAATCTAAAGCATTTAAAGTTGCTGGAAAAACACCAGCTGCTCAATGAAGAGAAATTAAGTTTTTTAATTGACCTCAACGAGGGAAACCCAGAAGCGATCAAAAAGCTGTTAACCGACAGTAAGATCGATCCGATGGACCTGAACCTTGAAGAGGATATGAATTACAAGCCGTCCCCACGAAAAGTGGATGACCGAGAGGTTGAGCTGGATAGTGTTCTTGAAGAGTTACGTGACTCTGAGACCTATGACCGGACCCTTGATGTTGTTGGCTCGAAATGGGACAGCGAGAGCAAACAGATCGTAGCTGATCAACCACAACTGTTGAAAGTAATAAACGACCATATAGCTAGTGGCATTTATGACTTGATAAGTACTGAGGTAGAGAGGGAACGAGTGTTTGGGCGTTTAAGCGGCGTAAGTGATATCGACGCATACAAGCAAATAGGCGATGCAATGCAAGAAAATGGCGCGTTTGACCATCTGTCCTCAAAAGAGGCAGTACTGGGCAAAAGACCAACGAAAGCTGCAGCCCCTAAACCTAAAGCAGTTGATGACACGAAACGACGAGATAAGCGCAGGGCTGCAAGCCCATCCAAACCCGCTGCACCTACAGCCGGCAAAGCGGACTACAACCCGCTTAGTATGTCGGATGAAGAATTTTTGCAGCTAGACCCTAGTCTTATTTAAAGGAATAAAAAATGTCTCAACAATATAATAATCCAGTCGGGGGTACAGCTTCCGATATTGGTTCGCAAATCCGTACTGATCACTTTATCAAAACGGCCCTCATCGAAGCGCGGAAGTCACAGTACTTTTTGCCTTTGAGTGGCACAACTAACCTGCCCAAAAACATGGGTAAAAAGATCAAGAAGTATCACTATCTGCCTTTGCTCGATGATGCCAACATCAACGACCAAGGTATTAACGCTGCTGGTGCGTCTACGGCGATGAAACTTACTTTTAAGTTTCTGCCCCCTGGCGTAGTAAAAGCATCTAACGAAATGAATGTTCTTACAATCATTGGTGAAGGTGCTAATGCTGGAGCAGCTGCTACAGCCGCTAAAACTCAAGTTAAACTTGAAAGCATGGTTCAGTCTGCAGGCTACGCACTTGTTACGTGGGATACAAACTGGGATACCACGATTACAGCGTATGTCGCTGCTGGCTGGAAAGTTAATGATTTAACTAAAAGCGCTGTTGATGGTGCTGTTTCTGCTGCTGTTCCTGGCACAGGTAACCTTTATGGCTCCAGCAAAGATGTTGGCGCAATCCCCGGCAAACTCCCAGCACTGACTGAGAACGGTGGACGCGTTAACCGAGTTGGCTTTAAGCGAGTAGAAGTTGAAGGGTCTATCGAGAAGTTCGGTTTCTTTGACGAGTACTCTCAGGAGTCTTTGGACTTTGACTCCGATGCTGATCTGCAAATGCACATCAACCGTGAAATGCTGAATGGCGCTTCTGAAATTACTGAAGACGCACTACAGGTTGATCTGTTGAACGCAGCTGGCGTAGTGAAATACGCGGGTGGTGCTAGCCAGAACTCTGACATCGATGTGAACGACATTGTTACCTATCTTGACCTTATGCGTCTTGGTATCGATCTTGACAACAACCGTTGCCCTAAGCAGACGAAAGTCGCTACAGGCACACGTCTTGTTGACACTAAAACGATTCCAGCAGGCCGTGTTTTGTTCTGTGGATCTGAGCTTCAGCCTACGCTGGAAGCCATGGACGATCTCCACAGCAACCAAGCATTCATCGCAGTCCAGCACTATGCGGCTGGGTCAACTGTATTGAACGGCGAGATCGGCATGATTGGTCAGTTCAGGATCGTCATTGTTCCTGAGATGCTGAAATGGGAAGGCGCTGGTGCATCTGCTACAGGCAGTGCTACTAACTACGAAACTGGTGGAACGTTTGACGTTTTCCCCATGCTTGTTGTTGGTGAAGGCGCGTTCACTTCTATCGGTTTTCAAACTGACGGTAAGACTGTGAAGTTTAAGATCAAAAACAGCGAGCCAGGTTCTCCTGAGTCGTATGCTTCTGATCCTTATGGCGAAACGGGTTTTATGAGCATCAAATGGTATTACGGAACACTCATTGAGCGTTCCGAGCGTATTGGTTTAATCAAAACCGGTGCAACGTTGTAAACCCTCTGGTTCCCCTTTCGGGGGGAACCATTCTTTTTTGTTAACGGAGATTTAACCGCAATGTCTGAAGAAGATACTCACACAGAAGATGACGAAATGCTCCCTATTGAGAGTGAGCTAGATATATTGAAGCAACGCGCCAGACAAATGGGCGTGCAATTTGGCGCAAATATTGGAGTAGATAATCTACGAGAACGAGTAGCTGCCGCAGCGCAAGGCGAAGAGCCTCCTGCAGTATTTGCAGAACCTATTCCTGATACGCCTGTTACAGAATTACCCAGTGCTCCTGTCCAAGAAACAGATGGCCAAAGGAGACAAAGACTTAAGTTAGAAGCCAATCAGCTATGGCGCGTAAGAATTGCGTGCATGAATCCAAACCGAAGAGATCATGACGGTGAAATATTTACAGCTGGTAATGGCGTAGTGGGCACATTTAGAAGAATGGTCCCTTTTAATGTCGACTGGCACGTTCCAGGCATTATCTTAAATATGATCGAAGACCGGCAGTGCCAGGTATTTACCACTGTGACTGGGCCTAAAGGCCAAAAGTCTCGAATAGGCAAACTGGTTAAAGAGTTCAGTGTGGACCGTCTTGATGCACTGACCACGAATGAGCTACAAGATTTAGCCCAACGCCAAGCAATGGCTAGTGGCACTTCTTCCGCTTAATTAAAGCGTTACTGAACTAAGGAATAAATAATGGCTGACCCGATACTAGTAACTGACTTAACTACCGGTAAGGTAGATGGTATAGGTGTATTTGACAAACTGATGGCGGCGACTAAGCCGCACATCAAAGCTGAGTACGATAGTGGTCGGATAAAGGGTGCTGAATATTCTCAGGTTTATTTAGGTGCTGTGCAAAGTGCAATGAGCAACTCGATTGAGTTCTTATTGAGACAAGCATCTACTCAGTCTCAAAACGCTCTTCTAGACCAGCAACTATTAACTGAAACACAAAATACATTAGTAGCCACTGCTCAAAAATGTAAACTTCAAAATGAATTTATGGTGTTAGACCAGCAGATAACAAAAGTTCAAAATGAAGCTTTATTATTAGCCCAGAAAAAGACGACAGAATTGGCGCAAGTTTCTTCCGCTAACGTAGCTTCAACTAGTGTAGTAGGAGCACAAGTAGCTTTGTATGCCGCTCAAAAGGATGGCTTTACAAGAGACGCTGAGCAAAAAGCCGCTAAGCTCTATTTTGATACTTGGAACGTCCGGCGAACAACGGTAAACACAGTAGCACCGACAGCGCAAAACCAATTATTAGATGTAGACATAGGGCTGGTAGCCGCTAAGTTGAAAGCCGGCATAGGTATCTAAACTTCAGCTTAATCTTATTAACTCATGATAATAAAGGGAGCAAATGCTCCTTTTTTTATGGTCGTAGGATACTTGTATGGGTTTGTTTAGCACAAAGAGAAAACATTATGTGGACACTAGTGTCGTCAGACTTGTCGAAGACGAGTCTGTACCTAACTCTGAAAAAACTGCATTAGTTGAAAGCATATTTTCCGAAGACACTACTGTTGTTGAAGCGATAAAGCGCGAATCAATCTACGGCTCTTATCGTAATTTTGAAAAAATGTACGACTGGGCAAAGATTCCAAACAACTATTACTATGGGTTACCTAACGCTACGTTGGTATCTTCTGACGATGCCAGGCCAATGATAGTGCCTGCAATTCAAGCAGACATTAGCCAGACAGGCGTTGTATTAGATTATTACTTCTTTCGACCTTTAAATAACGTCCATGCTGGGTGGAAACATCTGTATGAAAACATGGGGTACGTTAGGTCTACTAATAAGATAGGCACACTGACAGCTAGCGTAGGTTTTGATTGCTACCTCAATAAGATGGTCGCTGTACATGAATCTTCTACTGGCAGAGAAATTGAGCAAGACTCCATAGGCACTTGGGAAGCATCTGCAGAAAGTGGAGAGACGCCTGATAGGCCGCTTTGGGACGATCACGATGCAACAGGAGGTCTAGTAACCTCTCATGAGTATCGGGTCGGGCCTACTGAAACAGAGTCAGTAGAAATACATTACAGCTATTTAAACGCAGCTGGCA